TAAGTTTCATATCATACTCAAATTGTTGAGCCATTATTTGTAACCTAAGTTGGTTTTCAGTTTCCATTCTTTGTATTTCAAACTGAGATTTGGATTGTTCTATTTGTGTTTCTGTTTGAGCTACAGCTTCAGCTTTTTGAACATCATTCATTGCGGCTGCTTCCGAAGCTTCTTGATTAGCTTTACCTTGAGCTTCAATATTTTGCTGCTGCTGTATTTGTTCTTTCTCTTGCTTCTGTTGTCTCTTGTATTTTAATACTTGATTAGCTAGTGTTAGATTTTTAATTTCTCTAATATCAATAGCATCTTCTAAATATATTTGTTGCTGTTGTAAAGCCATTTGTATATTTTGCTCTAACATAGCTTTTTCTTCTTCTTCAGGTTCTAAATCTAAGTAAACACCAAAGTCATATAAGTGTAATGTATCTATTTCTTGTAGCGTTGCGGCATTAAATTTACCTAAACTTTTTACTAAAGCAGCGTTTGTTAGATCAAAATCTATCATATCCGCTACTCTAAGCGATACGTTTTCACAAGTTCTAAGAGTTAAATATAAACTAGCATCTAATATATGTCTAGTTGCAGTATTGGATGCGTTAGCGGCTAACTTCTGTAACCCTACTAGTGTACTCTTTTCAGGTAAACTACCATCTCTTGCTTCATTAAGTCCTGTTACATCTCTTATCATCTGTAAATAATACTGATAAGTATTAATTAATGATTGTATTTTACCGTTAGCACTTGACGTCTGTAGTTCTTGTATTGGTACTTTACCTCTGTTTGGATCTCCATCTTGTGTTAAACTTCTACCGACTATACTACCAGTCTGGAAATACATGTTTAAAGCTTCTTGCGGATTATAATTAGTACCGTTACCTAAATCAACCTCAGCTAAACCATCAACATCTACAAATACACCGTCTGGTACCATCCTTGCAATTACTTGTTGTAATTTTAACGATGTTAATTGTATCATATCAGCAAACGTTGTTATACGGTTTACTAATGAATCGATACGTCCTTGATACATATGTGGTGCAACTATACAGTAATTCATATTAACTTTAGTTAAATCACTGTTAGGTCTTGTCATGTTTTCTGACATTTCCCATTTAAGCATTTCATCTACACCCATTACTTTAGCACCTGTAAATAATACCTCTATACTTCTTGATACTCTATCAAAGTTATCACTTGGTGGTGGTGCAAAAAAATCAGGCTTTTCTAATGCTTTTTCTAAACCTGTATCTGTTCTTTTTATTTTAAATACCTGATCAATATAAGTTTTATATTCAAAGTATAGTACTTGAACTAAATCATTATTATTGTTAGGCCCTCTCATATAACCTTCTCTTCCAGGGTATTTAGCTATTTTATCTAACTGCTCATCAGTTAAATCTGGAAACTCTTTTTTAAGATCAGGTAAAGTTATAGCTTTTATTTCACCTACATAATATATGTCTTGAAAATTAGGATCGTTTGTGTATGAGTAAACTAAATTAGCAGGGTTAACATAATCTATTGTAACACCTTCAGCTTTATTAAACGTTGTTTTACAAGCTCCAATACCTATAGTAACTATATCTTCTGTTAATCTTTTATTAGTTAAATGATATTTATTAAAATCTAATATATTGTTTATAACTTCTTCTTCAGCAATTTCTACAGACTGTTTGTAGCTAAGTTGCATGTGCACTTCTAACTCTTCTTTTGATCCTGGTAAATTTTCAGGGTCTAATGAATTATATAATGTAGCACCTAAGTTTTGTTCTATACTGTCTATCAATGGCTTAGCCATCATATCTTTCATTACACCATTAGCATAGTTTGTTCTTTGCTTTTGTGAAAATGGATCTTGAGCATAAGCTTTTATATCATAGTTTTTAGATGATATACCATTTACTACTATATCAACAAACTTAGGTATAATAGGTACTGGCTTCCAGTCTAAATTTAAGTAAGATAAATCACCATTAATAGATAATTCATCTTTATATTTTTGTATAGGTTGTTCACCTCTGGCGTATAGTCTTAGTCTATTAAAATTTTGATAACCATTATTCCAACGACTGTTATTAATTCTACCTCCTCTAAACCATTCGTATTCAATTGCACGTGCAACAAGTAAGCCATATTCCAAGCTTCGCTTTTCCGCCTCAGGTACCACCTGATTAGGAAACGAACTATTAGTACTCGTATTAATCATTTATTATAATTTTTGAATTATTACCATCGTTGTTATATTTACTAAAGTTTAACGAAACTTTTTCTTTAATAACCTCAACTGTTGGTCTATATTTATTTTTATTGCAAGCCATAATAGCTAAGCCAGAACTAATTGATGCATCATGTTTTGTTCTGTTGTTTATATCAAAAGCTGCCCAATCTTCTAGGGTACGCTGAAAATACATTGTACCATACTGTTCGTTGTTGTAACCTACAAAACTATTTATATAAGATTCTATTGCAGCTGCATGAGCTTGTTTTACATCTTCACTTGAATTAGGTATACCACCTATTTCTTTTTCAGCTACAGATAATTTATACATTGTTTTATCTGGCCTGTTCATAGAGTATTGTCTATAACCTCTACGTTTTAAATAATATAATAATCTTGGTTTGTTATTCTCTGCAAGAAGAGGCATACCATAAAAATGTAATGCCATAAGTACATCTTCAAAAAATATATCAGCGGTTTGTGGTCTAGCTATATATTCTAAAAAAAATAAGTTAGGTGGACAAGTATCCATAGTAAACTTAGTTAAGCCGTGTAGTGATCCCTTTGATCCTCTACCATCTACTGTTCCTGATATATCGTAACTGTCACAACCAAAAGCACCCATGTGTTGATTAGCAGGATACTTAACACCATTTTTAATTATATGTCTGTTTTGTTGATCTCTTTCAGGAAACCAAGAGATCATAAACCTACCTTGTTTGCTAGGTGTAAATTCTACTCTTGTATCTTTAATTCCATTTTCCCACTGAAAATTACCCTGCGTTAATACAGCAGAGTGTTTTAAATCTTCATTAAAATCTATTTGTTCATAAATTTTAGTTAAATTAAACAAAGAAGCTTTTGTCTCATCTCTGAACGCATGTTTCTCTGTGCGTGGAAATTGTCTATATAATTCATTAAGTGCATCAGGATCGTCCTTAAGGCCATCTACTTCATTCTCCCAGTGCTCAATAACACCTATTTCAATTGGGAAGCCATCTGGTCCTTCCTTTTTTTCTTTGGGTGTCTCGAAGACAGGTATCCCATAAGAATCAATGTATCCTTCGTAGTTCCATTCCATAGGAATGAACAAGCTATATAATCCCGAGCTAGTCTGCCCATTGCGGTTTCTTCTGGTAACGTCTGAATCATCATATATTTTTTTATAGTTTCTTCCACCTTTGTCAAGAGCGTTACTCGTTGACCCCATCATACATTTACCTATAATTCTAGAACCTAATCGTAAACAGGTTTTTGTAACTCTCCAGTTATTTAATATATTGTCAGGTTTTTCCCACTTACCAGATTCATCATGTACAAGTAGTTTTAATTTTTCACCATCATAACTGTTGTCACCTGTATTCTTCCAGTCAATAGTTGTATCTAATCCTTCAAGCTCTTCTAACTGTTCGTTAGTATCTAATTTTTTTCTTGTAAACCTACTAGCTGGAACCCTGTATGCGAGCTCAGTTTTTGGTCTGTCCATACCGTCTTGTATTGGTTTAAAGAAAAATGGGTAGTTAACTGATATGGGTACGATTTTATCGGTAAACATTTTTTTTGCATCAGCTCCAGACTTTGATAACACACCGTATCTAGCATCACTAGAGATGGTTGCAAGGTTAACAGTTTCACCTGATGCCATGAATGAAAAACCAGACCGTCTGTTTTTGAGGTAGCACATTCCGTAACATCTTGTATCTGCTTTGCAAGCTTCCCAGAATATATAGAATAATCTGTTTGCTTCTCTAAAGTCTGCTTGCCCAACATCAATCTTGGACCACTGCAAGTACATATAATGAGTACCAGTAATATAAGTAGCTTTACCTTTATTAATGAACCAATAACCTTCGTGGCGCCTGGCAAATTCCCTATCAATGTACGCATACCATTTATCTTTAAAATCATCTGGATATTGTTTCCAGTCAAATATTGTTTTAATCTTTTTTAATGCTTTAGGATATTCATGTACTTGCCATTTGTCATAATCCTTATTAACATCTTTTTCTTTTGGTAATGCTATTTTTAAGTTTTGTATTTCGTATACCTCACCTATCTGACCTGTTTTAGATATAACAATTACGTCATGCTCTTTGTTATAACCGTACTCCCACTTTTTAGATTTATTTAATCTATTTATTACATGTGGTTTTATGTGATCAATTACTTTATATAATGTTTGCTCGTACATTACTTAGATCTTCTTTCTGCAAAACCTCCAAAAGCTTCAGTTTTCTTTTCTTCTTTTGGTTTCTCGTTTATCATATCCTCTTCTTCTTTGATACGGTTTAGTATTTCAAAAGCATCAAATATAGCTAATTTTTTAGTTGCAGCAGCGTTTTTTAATCTATCAGCAGATATATCGTCATCGGAATCTACAATAGCTTCTTTAGCCACCTTAATTAATTCTTCA